GGATTTCCGGACGAATGGAAGAAGAGTGTTTTCCCCCTCTATTCAGTTAGAGGATGGGAACTCACTGGAACCAAGATCGGAAATTATGTGTGCACCATGAATCATCATAACGGGAATCCTCTCTTTTTCGATAGAGAGTTGAAATTCTCTATTGGTGAACTTGTTTACAATCGGAAAGATCTTGAAGTCTTCCGTCCTGTCCATTATCCCACGGCCATTAAGAGCCTTCCAGCCGCCTTGCTGAAGAGTGGAGATGATCATTGGTTAGCTGGGTATGTTTTGGATCCTCAAGACACCCAGAAACCCAAGTGGTATATTTCCACAACTCGTCTCGGCCCCAGTGGTCATGGCACAGCTTCCTCCACTAATGGAACATGTGGTTCACCATACATGACCAAATCGGATCAAAAGGTCGTTGGCCTCCATGTTGCCGGAGGAGCCGGGATCACCCAGGCCTTTGTTTTTACAGAAGCTGATCTTCATAAGCTTCAGGGTCCAAGTCGGGAAAACTCGAAACCCTCCTTAACGGGATGCTCGAACCCGTCTCAGGAGGTGCGGAACAGTTAGTGCTCGCGCAGGGTCTGGCGCTCCCTGTCTCCGAGTGCCGTTTTGAACTTCCTGATGGGACTAAACCCATCAGGAGGTTCAAGTGTTTTGCCAGTTATACGAACAAGGTCAAATATAATGTTCATATACTGGCTTATTTGTCCCGAAACAAGAAGGAAGCTTGGAAGAAATTGGAAATGGATGATATTCTTGAAGGAAAGAAGGAACTTCCATTTAAGCAAGCTATCTATTCTGATAAAGCCTGGCAGCAAGGTCTTGATAAATACTTTCCTGTTAGAAAACCTCTCGAATCCGATTCTCTAGCTGCCCTAGATGAAGCCGAAGTTTTCTTGTATCGCCATTTTGGTCCATTTATGAGGGACTCTCACGTTTCTAGTGATGAAGAAGTTTTTGCTAACATGAAGAAGGATTCTGCTACTGGCTTTCCTTTTTCTAACTTACATGGAAAGAAAGGTGATTTTATTTCTTCCTTAGAAGGTTTCCAAATACTTCAAGATTTGTGGAAAGACTCTGGAGAGTGTCTTGGTCCTCGAAATTTCTATAAAGCAGCTCTAAAAGATGAGTTACGTCCGTCTGAGAAGGTGGACGCCGAGAAAACTCGTGTCTTTGCTGCCGGTCCTATAGAATCCAATTATATGGGAGC